GTCTGCTTTTCCCCGACCATCTGTTCTTTGAGCTGGGCGAGGTACTTCGCTTCGATGCTGGCCGTCAGGCTGTCATAAGCAGAAGACAAATCCTTGACAGAAGCTGTCTCGGCAATCATGTTATCAAGATAATCCCCATATCGGGCATTGATAGTCTGAATAGCCTTTGCTTTCTCTTCTTTCGAGGATTTTTCATCTTTGGCTACCTTCATCAGCTCGTCAAGCTGATTCTTTTCAGCCTCTATCTGGGTTTCTGCTTCTCCAGCTGTGCGGATAGCTTCTTTCTGCTTCTTATTGAATGAAGCGAGAGCTGCAACGAGACCGACAACAGCGGAAGCGATTGCAATGAAGATGTTCGCTTTCATCGCAGTATTAAGAGCCACCTGCTGAGCTGTGGTCTTTGCTATTGTCCTACCGAAAGCCTGCTGAACTGCCGTCATCAGTCCAAGCTCCTTGCGGTACATCATCACAAGCTGGATATTCTCTTTCAGCTTGCTCATCTTCTCAATCGCATACACAGCGAGCATCGCTGCTTTATATGCTCCGTAAGTGGCAATCAGCCCCATGATAGCCTTGCCGATAGCTTCGTAGTGGTCGAGCATCCATGAAGCTGCTTCGATACCCTTTGAAGCTGTGTCCTCAATCCTTGAGCCGAGGTCATTGAGCATCATATCGAAGCTGTCCTGTAGGTTGGAAAGCTGTCCTGCGAGGGTCTTTGACTGCTCTTGCATCAGGTTGTAGAACTTGCCACCCTCGTCAGTCATGCTCCACAGAGCTTTCTTGATGTCCTCGAAGCCGACCTTACCCTCTGAACACATGCCGAGGATTTCATCTTTCGCCACTCCGAACTGCTTCGCCAGCTCTTCAGCTATTGGAATACCTCGACCCATGAACTGATACATATCCTTTGACAGCACCTTACCCTGTGTCATTGTGGTACCGAAGAGATATGCCATGTCGCCCAAAGGAATGTTCAATGCTGCTGCAATGTTTCCAAGACGGATTATTGTCTCGTTCACCTCTTCAGCAGCGACACCATAGGCAAGCAAAGACTTGGCACCTGAAGCCACATCCATGAGTTCAAACGGAGTGGTAGCAGCGGTCTTGACCATCTGACCCATGAGGGCATTTGTCTTTTCCTCGCTCTTCAGCATTGTGTTGAAAGCGATTTCAAGCTTCTGCATCTCACCCCTTATCTGGATTGACTTATTGAGGAATCCGGCTGCCTCACGAAACGCAAAAGCACCGGCAATGACCTTTCCGATGTTGCCGATGGATTTCTCAATCTTGCCGGATTCGTTCTGTATGATACGGCTCATGGCAGTCATGCTCTGACCTCCACGATGTGCTTCAGTGGAAACACCTCTCATCTTATTCTTGAGGTCTTCATAAGCTTTCTGAGCTTGTCTTGTGTCCGCTGTTGCAACGGATTTCATTCTACCTTTTGCCATATCTATTTGAACATTGCTAAGATGATTTCATTATTTGCTGGGTCGTTGGCATCAATTACCGTCTTCCCATTCTGTGTGTTGGAGTTCTTTGACTTGTAGCTTGGGAGTGTCGCTCCGTACAGGATTATATTTGCGTAGCTGACCTCATACACAGCATAGTCGAATGTCACTCCGAAAGCCTTGACAAAGCTGGCTACTACTGCCCAGGGGCTGTCGTTTTTGTCACTTTCGTCGGCTTTGTCACCTGAATCCCTTCGAGGAAAGTGATAACTGCGAAAAAATCCTGTGCGCCCATTGCATTGACCATCGTTACAAAACCATCATTTATATCTTCGAGGGTGCAGTGGTCAAGGATTTCACGCATCAGGCGTGTCTTCTGGAAGTTCCCGAACAGGGATTTGAGCTTCTTCGCCCCAAGAATGAAGATGGCCAGTACCTCAGCAATGAAAACGGCATCTTTAGAATCCCTCAAAGTATCTTCCACGAATGTATCTTCAGAGGTGTTCAGCTTCTTGCCGGAGGCTATGGCTTCCGACACAAGTACCAGAGTTCCGAATGTCGGACGAGGGGCATTATATGAGTTACGACCAATCTTTATCGGAATTGGTCGCTGTGTCAAAGTCTCTGAGACCTTTGTTTCTGTCTTTTTGCTCATAAGGTCATGTCATTTAATTGGTTGCCATCTCAGGAATCGAACCCGACACACCCGAAATACTGACTGAGAACGGATGCTGCACCAAGCATGGCATTGTGCCGTCATTTGACCCTGACGGCTGGGGCGTTGAGAAATTTAACGAGGTTAATTACTCGAAATCCTTTCCGGAGCCTGTGATGGTATAGCCATCTGTATCGTCACCTGTAACAGTGAGGACACCTCTCTTGACCATCTTACTGCCGTCAGCCGGTTCAAGAGCAGTAAAGCGGAACTCGTCCACGATACCCTCCTTTGAATTGAAAGTGGAATCAAGGACACTTACTGAAGACCTGTCTATAACGACACCCATTGCAGCTCTGTTTTTTGGAACAATAGCAAGAGAGAACTCACTATCTACAACACCATTGATATGGGTGATGTTAGAATTTTTACTCTCTGCTACACGAAGCTGGTACTTTGCGAGGTAGCTGTTAGCAAGCTGCATTGCAGCTTCAAGCTTTCCTCCCTCTGTTTTAGCTTCCAGCTTCTCGCCCTCCGAAGGCTCAACTGTGGTCGATTGGTCCACAGGTTTCGGCTCTTTCTTGTAGGTGGTATCTCCTGCCTTTTTCACATAGGCATCGCACTCACCCCATGCGAGAACTATTGATGTGTTTTCAGCCATAGTATTGATATTTATTCGTTAATAATCCTGAGTTTGAGTTGATTACTGATGCAATGAAAATTGACATCATTAACTTTCTGACATTCCTGCTCGTCCATGTTCAGGATATAGTTGTCTTTGACGATAGTCTCGAAGAAATCAAAGCAAAGTCTGCCCAGCTCACGGAGCCTGACTGTGTTCTCGATATAGTCATCCTCCCTCTTGATGTCGGGAACATACAGGTTCACATTTACGGAGAAGCTCTGAATTTCAGATGCTGAACGGGCGACAACGGAAATCACAACATCCTCAAGTTGCGAGTTTACAGGGCGAGGTACTTTATAAACCTTGCCGGTCACTCTTTTCGGGATGTCTGAAGCTTTGATGAGCTTATACATCAAATCCTTGATTTCTATGTCTGTGTACTTCATTTCAGTTTCAGAGTTTTGCTATTTTTTCTTCAAGCATTATTGTCGCTGATGCAAGGACATCCTGATTCAGGACAGATTCGACATAAACTGCGTAATCAACGCCAGCAACGACTATGAGAACAATGTCATCGGGATATTGGCTTGCAAGTTCCTTTGCGAATCTCTGACCTTCAGAGCTGCCGTCCTGACCGCTCTTCACAACTTCAAATCCGCCCATGTGAACTATCTCGCCATTCTGGACAACACAGAAGCCTATAGATGAACAGAGGTTGCCCGTCCTGCTCCTGTATTCCCATTTCCCCCTCGCTATCTTGTATGCTTCAAGTCCCAGATTCCTGAACTCTTCCACAATGGAATCGAGCCAATCATCATAGCACTCATCTACATAGTCAAGAAGCTCATCGAGACCTTCAACAGAAATCCCCGTCTTCATACATAAATCGTTTCATGAAGCTGGGACCTGTGAAATCCTTTCACCTCGAACTCTCTGCCGACCTGACTGCCGTTCTCATCATAGAGCTTGATTCTATCACCGAAACGGATTGTACGGCTGGTGTCGATGTCGAGATAAATGGTGTAGGAATAGACATAGTTAGTTCCATCCGGCAAAGGCAGCACTCTCGCCTGTCCGTTAGGCTCATATCTACATGGGACGGTGACTACTTCCGAATCCTGAGAAGCGGAGTAATCGCCCGTTTCTTCATTGAATTGAGCTACGGACTTGGTAAGTGTGAGCTTATGGGGTCTGAATCTAATCATGTCTGAAAATCCTACAGGAATGTTACTTTAGGTCTCTTGGTCAGTTCGTCCTTTATTCCGAGTTCCTTACACTGATGCCTGTAGTAATCCGTGATGGCTTCCCTCTGAGCTTTGGATATGCTCATAGAGCCTTCAGAGATTGACTGTGGCATAATCAGGAGCTTCGGGATTGATTTGACGACTGCCCTGTTCACCGTGTCGAAATTGGATGATGTGACTTCATCGGAGGCTGTCAGATTATGCTTCAGAGTTACCTCCAAAACAAAAGCTTCTGACAACCTCACACCGAAGTCCTCAAACTGTCCTTTTATGTAGTCCGAAACAGTCATGATGATTAACCAGCGAAAGATGAAAGGTCGATGAGACCCATTCTGTTAGAACGGTTAACATCCACAATCCAATCGCATCCGTACTCTACGAAACGACCCTCTTTGGTGCGCTCTGTGGCGATAAAGAGACCGTTTTCCTGCTCCGTATAAGCCTTTGAAGCAATCTTGTCAGAAAGCTCGTAAGGTCTGTGGTAGCGGAGATGTCCTATCTTCGCATTAGGAAGAAGGGCAATCTTTCCGTCAGGAACGGCATTGATTGCGTTCTGGTCCTGCATGTTGATATAGACATCCTTGAGACGAATCTGGAAAGGAATCTGAAGAGATGTGAACACCTGATTTACCACATCTGGTGAAATAAGGCTCTGGCTGGCACCGACTTCCACACTCGCAACCTTCGTGATGAAGTTATCCTTGAACTCCTTACATCCTGCGATGTAGTTCATATAGGTTGTACGGTTCATCTCCATGATTGTAGCATCAGAGCCAGCCTGACGGAGTGTCGGCACAGCTTTGATGAGGTAAGAGATGAAAGTGTCCTTTACATCCGCTGTAGGAACAAAGAGGTTCTTATTCTTCTTGAACGGAAGCTGAATAGTGTTGATTTTCACACCATTTTCATCTGCCTTGCTGCGGACTTCTGCCTTACCTGTGAACTTGAGGTCGTTAAGCATCAGGTCCATTCTCTTGTGAGGTGCAAGGGCACACTGACGGAAATCGTCAACAAGGAAGTTGATAACATCCTCCATAGCCTGCTGGTTTCCAAGCAGGTTGAGGATATCGACAAGCTCCTGAAGTCTTGCAAGACGGTCATTGTCCATCTGGTAAGCTTCTCCGAGGTAGCCGACCTCGCCCTGTCCCTTTGACATTGCGTGGCGTTTCCTGATAGGCTTGTTCGCATTCTTGTCGATGAATGAACCGACTACGACAGCCGTCTGATTACCGATGTAAGTCTTGAATGTTCCGTCAGGATTTGTCCTCATAGGGTCGAGGTAGTCCATCCAGTCGATGCGGTCTGCATCTGCGAGAGTTACCATCGCCCTGTTAATCACCACATTCAGAAATGCGGGATTTGAAAGAATTGAATCTATTGTATAAGTCATAGCTCACTCCTTTTTTACACGAACATGAAACGGGATGTGAGAGAAGTCTTGTCGGCTTCTGTCACAGGGATATAAAGTTCTTTCTCCTGAATCTCGTATGCACGGTAAAGGGCTGTGACGGTTGCACCGGTCTCAACCTTTGTGCGAGCATAGTTCAGGGCATTAGCGGTCTTCACCACCTTGCCATTTGCATCTGATTCGTAGAGAATTGCTCCGAGGGCAATATCTGCTGTGGTCGCTGTAACAGTCAGGACATCGTATGCCTCGTTTGAGGTATCGACCTTGCTGACGGTCACGATATTGCTTTCTGAAACTGCATAGGTGCCAGCCTTTGCAAAGCTGTTCTTCTGCACCTTGATGGATGTCGCTCCTTTCGCTGCTGCTTCAACCACCTTCAGACGATTGACCAGATAAGCCTTGCGGTTTGCAAAGTCAATGTGAAGAGGGGCAAGCACAGGAAGATGAGAGCCAGCCGGAAGCCCTGCTATCTCAAGATTGAAACCACCCTGAGAACGATAGCCGGAATCAACCGCATAAAGCTCCTTCTCGACATCAAAGTTGTCTTCGTAAACTACACCTGTTGCCATAATTGCTTTGATTGGTTAGGATTTTACTTTTTCCGCATCTGCTCTGTTGTCTCCTGTGCGGATTTCAGGAGCGGGTCTTCGTTTTCATCGCCACCGTCACCCCCAACATCCGGCTTGTGACTGCCTGAATGATTCTGGTTAGCCACAGCCTGCTCGTCATCTTTGTAGGACTGCTCCACTGTCTCAGCAAAAGCCTTGACCTCGTCCTCATCCTTGAATGACCTGCCGTTGATGATTGGTGAATAGAAAGACTTGCGTACACCCTTTTCTTCGAGGATTGCTGTGAGAGTGTTCTGAAATCCCGACTGCTTTGTAGCTTCATCACTTTCGCTGAATCGCTTCATGATGGCTTCATTCTGCTCACGGAGTTTCTTTGCCCACTCAGGCTCTTCCTCATTTGTTTTGTTCTCAGGTTGCTTGTTTTGAGGTGCGCCCCCTGTAATCTTTTCTCCGTCTTTCAGACCATGCTTTGTCTCATAATCTGCAACCGCCCTTGCGCTTGCAGTGATTACAGCTTGGTTTGCCCTGAAATCCGAATAGGATTCTACCACCTGCTGAACTGTGACTGCTTCAACAGCAGCTGCCACATCTTCAGCCTTTGCCGTATCCTTGGCGAGTTTCCTTGCCATAGGCTCCAACATTTTTGCATCTACCCCAGCAAACTTCTGTTGTAGTGCTTCGAGGAATGTTCTGAACATATCTGATATTGTTATTGATTAGTCACTTCTGTGATTGTGGCAAAAATACAAGGATGAAATCCTTTGGATTTGGCTTTACATGATTGGTTGGTGAATGTGTGACAGATATTCACGGATTTGTCTGAAAAAGAGATGACCGCACCTCGATAGAGACACGGCCATCAACAACAAACAAAAGAAAATGAAATGCCCGATGATTGCGGACTTTTCTATTTTTCAGGGTTTTCAGCTGGCTTCTCAGCCGGATTATTCTGATTGGCAACAGGATTCTTCGCCTGCTGTTCCTTTTCAATCTGGGCTATCTCTTCTTCTACTTGGTCAGTCATGCCGATGAAGATGATACCGCTCTTCTGTGACATGAATCCAGCTTCCTTTGCCTTTGTCGCATCTTCGATTCTCTCTCTGAGATTGTCGATAGTGAACGGATTTATCTTCACGGTCAGCTCTATAGATTCAGAAGCTGATTTCAAAGCAGGACAGATGGAGCCTGTCGCTGCCACAAGGAAATTGTATCTTCTCTGAAAGAACTCGCCCAGAACTTCTCCGTGATTATCCACTGCAAGGTGTGTAGCCATGAACATGTATTTGAAAGAGACACCTGATGCGAGCTGTCCGATGTTCTTCATATTCTCGAAAGTGATTCTCGGAGTGTCCGTCATTCCATAGATGTTCTCGAACAGGGTGGTAATCTCCAGCTTTATAGCTTCAGGGGTCTGGTCCCATGTGAGGTAGTAAGCATCTGCATCATCCTCGACCTTAATCATCCTGCGCCTTTCATCCTGACTGCCACGACCAGCTTCGCCCGACAGTTCGCCCTTGAGGATGAGGTAAGGGAAGAAATGATAGTCGATGCAGTCAGCATAATCCGAGAGTGTCATCTCCAGCTTCCGTCTCATGGACCTGATATTGTGGCAAAGGCTTCTGTCACGATAGCCATAGATGCACGGGAGTTTCGGGAGCTTGTGTGCAAAGCTCTTTTCAGGAACTAAAGTCCACACACCATCTGCCTGCTTCCACACAAAGACATCCGTAGCTGTGACGGTCTGGAAATAGGTGACGGTCTTTCTACCTGTCAGTGTGTATTCGGTCTTGGTGTACTGACGGCTCTGTGCCACATAGTCACCGGATTCATCAAAGAAAGGGTACAGAGTATCGCCCCTGAAAGGCGACCATATAACGCACCGCAGCTTGCTCTCCGGCTTGGTGTTTCCGAAAAGGCTCTTGAGCTTCGCTGCCACTTTCGCCCAGAATCCTGTGTCCTGCTTCTTGTACCAATACTCCACGACCTCCTGCTCCGCAAACCATGAACGGGCAATCTTCTTGTTCTGATAGCGGATTTTATTGTCTCTGTTGATTGTCTGAATGACAGAGTACAGGTCATCTTCTTTGCTGTTGTTCGCCTTGTAGTCAAGAGTGAGGTCTTTGCCTACTGTGAAAGCGGTGTGAATGTTGACAATCTCCTGCTCGATAGGCAGGGCGATTCTGTTCACATCTTCCTCCTGATATACGGCTGGCTTGATAATCTTGCCATTCTCGGCCACCACAGGCTCAGAGATGAGTACACGCCTTTTCTTACGGATTGCAGGATTCATAACCTCATGTTTGTCCGGGTCCCACTCGCTGCGAAGTTCCTTGACATTCGGCAGAGGGGTCGTTCTGTGTTTCTTGAGCAGCTGGATTTTTATGTTGATGTCTTCAACTGCAAGGATTTCTTCAAGTGTCATATCTGTAACTGTTTTATTGATGATTATCTGAATGTTCCTGATGGTACTCCTGTTTTCTTCGAGTGCTTACCCATAAGCTCTTCAAGGCAGACATAGCGAACACCGTCAAGAATGTGGTTGAAGTCATCTACAGGCTCATTCAGCCACTTTCCTGTGCTGTCCTGCTGATAGGTATAGTTCTTCAGCTCCTTGATTGCGTTCACTGAACGGGATGTCACATAGATTTTCTGACAGCTCTTCATGAAGTCAATACCTGCGACCACAGACCCAGCGAATTTCTTGACCGGCTTGATTTTCAGACCTCCATCTTTCAACTCCTTCACCATGCGAGGGTCGGCTGATTCGCTGATGATTTTGTAAGGTGACAGCATCTTCTTTCCGGCTTTGATGATGTCTCTTGTCGTCATCTCGGTCTGATAGAACTTCTCATCTATGTACAGGCAGTTTTTATAAAATCCTACTTCAGCAGCAGCTGTCGGGTCATGAGTAAATCCGAAGTCAAGACAATTCCATCTCTTTGTAACCCAAGGAGGGATGTCGCCCTCGATAATCTCCCAATTCGAGAAAATCTGCCCCTCGATTGTCGCCCTCAAGCCGAGACCATAAATCTTCCATTTCCTGATGTCAACAGTACCGTTGGCATAGTTCTCTTCAGTCGGCTCATAAGACAGGATTTTCCGTCTTGAGTTGTCAGGGATGAAAGGATTATCCAGCATCGTAGAGTGGTCATAATAGCAGTCTGTACGGGTGCAGACTGAATCATAAATCCAATGCTCTTCAGCTGAAGGGTTGTAGTCGAGAATACTGAAACGGGATGTTCGCTGTTCCATCTGGTCGAAGTCATCTTTTGATGCTTCCATAGCCTCGTTTATCCAGATTATGTCAGCTGTGAGACCGTGCAGCTTCTGAGTATCGTCAAGTCCTATGAACTCGAATACTGTTGAAGCCAGCCGGATAGTCTTTACGGTCTTGTTTATCTTGCAGAACGGCAGCAGCCCCAAGTTCAGAAGAATCAGGTTGAAGTCGTTCCAGATTGTCGAAGCAATCCATGTTCCTTTCTTACGGGCAATGACAACACGGGTCGGCAAGGTCGGATTCGAGAGAGCATAGCTGATGAAGAACTGAATAATCGAATATGTCTTTGAACTTCGGGAGCCTCCCTCAAAGACAAAGACACGGTATGACCCCTGCTGTATGGCAGACATCAATCTCGCCAGAATAGGCGTTCCGTTTATGGTCAGTTCGTTATTGGCTCGGCTTCTTGAATTTCTCCTGTAACTCCAAGTCGGATTTCTGATTGTAGGTTATTCGCAGATTGACAACTGACGGAAGCTCCTTCGCCTTTGCTTCAGCTGCTTCAGCTTCAGCCTGCTTGTGACGGAGGATATTTTCACGCCATTCGTCATCATAGTTGAAAAGCATTGTGGCAAGAGCCTGCATGTTAGGGGCAAGTTCCATCTCCTGAGTGGATATGACCTCATCATCTGTCAATGCACCGTCCTGTGTACGGATTCTTTGCCTTGTTGTAGTCTTGACAGTTCGCTGCCCCAAAGCCATCTGAAAGTAAGTGGAACGAGCCATCTGCATCAAAGTGTCACGCCCACGCACGAGGGCTTGATTTAACATTTTGCTTCGAGGTGTCGGCTCTCCATTCTTTCTTTTTTCATGCTTGAATCGGCTAAATGTCTCAGGTGTAAGAGTTTCCCCATATTTTTTTGCAAGCTCTTGTGCAATCGAAGTATCAGTATATCCCATAGAAGCAAGGTCCTGAATATGTTGATAAAATTCAGGATTATCGTAATCAAATTTGGGCGGTCTGCCTACCTTTGACTGCTTTTTCTCTTTTTTTTGTTTGCTTCCCATAGAAATAAATCGGCATTACAGCCTATCTGACGAGTGATTTATATAAATATATAATTATATATATTATTTATGATAATAGACTTTGGGATATATAATATTCAACTCTTGTGTATGCGTGCGTGTGGGTCGCTTATTCGATGAGTTCGATTCGTTCCGCAAAGACATCTCCGTTTATGAACTTGTCTGTCGGCTCATATCCAAACCTTGACATAAATTCCATCTTCGCTTCTCTTGAGGTAAATGACAGGGTTATGAAGCTGTCCGCTTCCGCTGCTTTCTCTTCGGCTTTCTCCCTTATCTGAGCCTTTGCCTGTTTCACGGCTTCTTTCTTCTGTTCGTTCAGTTCTTCCACAGGTCTCTGCATTTCCTCAATGTCCTGCTTCATCACATCCACCTTCGGGACATCTATCTTCACGCCAAAGACAGCAAGGTCAAGATTCGAGAAGCCGGCTCGCTTGGGGTCTATCTGATTCAGCAGCACCTTGACTTTTGGCTCGTTCCATTTTCCCTGTGCCGATGGGTTGTTCATGAAGAAGTTGATTTCTATCTCCGTCTTCTGGTCAACATCTATAAGCTCGACCTTGACAGGATAATCATTTTCAGGATAGTGAGCCATGTCATCGAGAAGGGCTATCTTCTGATGTCCTGACACGATTGTATATCCCGTCTGCTTGTTCACGATTATACCACCGAGAAGACCGAAATCTTTCAAGCCTCTCTTCAGGGTCTTTTTCGCATTTTCATCTATCTCACGGGGATTGTAGTCTGCCGGATGAATCTCTGAACGCATCAAGGTCACTGTCTCTGATGCTGTCAATATGAGTTGCAGCCATTCAGGTATTCCACCTGCTTCAGCTGCCTGTGATTTCTTTGCCATATATTTCTATTATTCTTGATTCTATGTTTAATCCTTAATAAACTCTGGAGATATAATAATATATATTATATTACTCTTCCCCTCGGTGTTCAGCTTTGTAGAGTATTATTTCAGCCTGTGGAAAGGCTTCGAGAATCTTCTTGAGGTCTTCCGGGTAATGTTGACGGAGGTACAGGAAACATTCTTCACTGAATGTCAGGCCCTGCGACTTCTGCCGTGTGGAGTACCGGACAGGCTCCGGCAATCTGTTCTGCTTCAGATACGCCAGCACTTCGTTGTTGCCCCACTTCGATAACGGATATACATTCTTCGTCTTGGGGTGAATCGCCTGAAGCTCGTACTCTTTGCCCTTCAGCATTATGCCCCTGTTCATATTGTCAGACTGCTTCATTCCGTACAGGCAGTAATCTATGCCGAACTTCAGACGGCAATTCTCTGCCACATCGCTGAACTTCATCAGTTTCACATCCGGCTGGGGCTGACAGTACAGACCTGTTTTCAGGGTATAGGTGAGATTCCAATGTGGCACTTCATGAAACTCCACATTCGGATATCTCAGCTTGGAATACTCTATGTACTTGTTGATGTGTTCCAGACCTTTCACAAAGTACATATACACACAAACCACTCTCCTGAAGTGCGGAGCAACAAGGTCGAGAAGAGCGATGCTGTCCTTGCCTGCACTATAGAAGAGAATGACTGAATCCGTCTTCTGACGGACCCAGTCAAGGACTGCTTGGGTATGTTCCCTGTTTGTCATGGCTTAACCTGCTGCCAAACCAAGACCACTACGGAGGTCACGATACACCGTTCTGCGAGATACATATCTTCCACCATGCGAGAGCGCACCGCCTGAAGATGTACTCAGTCCACGCCTACCACCTCGGTAGCCGGATGTCGAATAGGTACTTCTGTTTCCCATAACGCACTGAATTAAAAAGGTTAAACATTGGAATCTATGATTGCACCCAGCTTGTAGTCAATCTGAGCGGAAACATATTCTTTGCCCTTGTACTTGTACACCCTTGCATAGGTGTTCCCCTTGTCGTCCTCTTCTGTGAGGATGAAGATTTCAGCCTCCTTGACAGCCACGACAACCTCCGGGCTGCCGGACTTATCTGCCGTCTTCAGACGGAGTGCATCATACTTGAGAGGTCTGACATCTATCTCAACCTCATCAGGAACTTCATCATAGGTCTTGTACACCTTTGAAGGGTCGGATTTGTCGAAATACTCGATGTACTTCTGAGATGTCTGTGGGCGGATTTCTCTTGTAATGGTGGTCTTCTCGCCCGATACCACCTCGGCAAGCTGTTCTGGCTTCACCGTCAAAGTCAAAATTTCTTTCATTTCTTTTGCTGTTTATGGTGTAAGTTGTTGCAGGGGCAGGCATCGAACCTGCGACCTCAGCCAAAGCCACGGCTGCGAGCTGCCAACTGCTCTACCCTGC